TGACCCGATGGACGACGAAGCGATCCGCTGGAGAGCTCGACGCGACGGGTATCCGGGCGGTGGCGCGACGTGATGACCCTCGACGTGTGGCTCTCGCTCGGAGCGGTCGTCGCCGTCGTCCTCGTGTGTGTGTGGGCCGCGAGGGACGACGAGGCGTGACGGGAGCGTCGTCCGCGAAGCGTCGAGGCGCGTACTCGGCCGGAGGCTACGAACGAGCTCGCCGTGAGCTCCTCGCCGACTCTCCTCCGTGCGCGTCTCGCGGGCCGCGATGTCTCGGGATCGCGACCGAGGCCGACCATCGTCCTCCGCTCTCGTTACACGAACACGTCGCCGGGTCCGGGTGTTGCGTCCTCGTCCCGTCGTGCGCGCCGTGCGCGCGGGCTCAGGGTGGAGCTCTCGGGACGATGCCTGCACGGACGGCGTCTGTCCCTGTCGTAGAGCCTCCTCCGGTCCCTCTGGAGCGGTTCGAGGTCCCTTGGCTCTCCGACCTCCTCGACGTCCCTCCTGACGCCGTGTGGCCGCGTCTCATGTCCGCTCCTCACCCGAACGCGGTCGGGTCGTACGGCGAGCTCGTCGAGGACTGGAGCCTCCGAGCTCGCGGTCGTCCGTTGCGGTGGTGGCAACGGCTCGTGTGTCGGAGGCTCCTCGAACACGACGCCGACGGACATCTCGTGTGGGAGCTCGCCGTCCTGACGCTGGCGCGGCAGGTCGGGAAAACATGGGTCCTCGGCGACCTCTGCGGGTGGAGGCTCCACGCCGGCGAGCTCCTCGACGCGATGCAAACGGTCCTGTCGACAGGGAAGGACGTCGCCGTCGTCCGTGAGATGCAGAGACGACATCGTCTCGCCGCGAAGCGTGACCGGGCGACGTATCACGTCCGCGAGGTCAACGGTCAGGAGGAGATTGAGCTCCTCGGAGACGGGTCCCGCTGGATGGTCCGCGCGAAAGAGTCCGTGTACGGGATCACGGCGAGCATGGCAACGGTCGACGAGGCGTGGAAGGTCCTCGCGTCGATCGTCGACGACGGGATCGAGCCGACGACCGTCGAGGCCGAGGACGCTCAGATCGTCCTCGTGTCGACCGCGCATCGTCGAGCGACCGCGCTCATGGTCGGCCGTCGAGCGACCGCGCTCGGGAACCTGTCGACGGGTGAGGGACCGCTCCTCCTCGAATGGTCCGCGCCTCCCGACGCCGAGCTCGACGACCGGGACGCGTGGCGCGCCGCGTCGCCTCACTGGACGACGAAACGGGAGCGGCTCATCGCTCGCCGTCTGGAGGGAGCTCTCGCGGGTGAGTCCGACGACGCCGACGAGCCGGACCCGGTCTCCAGCTTTCGGACGCAATGGCTCAACCAATGGCCGGCCAAACGTCTCGCCTCCGTGAAGGGAGAGCCGCTCGTCGAGCTCGACGCGTGGAGGCTCCTCGCGGGTGAGGTCGTCGACGACCCGTCGAGGCTCTACGTCGCCGTCGAGGATCACGCCGGACTAGGTGCCGCGATCGCTGCGGTAGCCGTCCAGGCCGACGGCCGTCTCGGGCTCGACGGGTGGACGGTCCCGACCTGGTCGGACGCGCTCGTCGACCTCCGCAGGCTCTACGGGTCACACGAGCTCGTCAGGCTTTACGCGGGAGCCTCGCTCCTCGTCCGTCTCCCTCCCGGGATGCGTGCCACGCCGACGACGTCGACGCTCACCCGGTCGACTCTGCCGCTCGTCCGTGAGCTCGTCGCCGCTGGCGCGCTCGTTCACGACTCCGTCGAGCTCGACGAACAGGTCGACACGGTCCGGGTGACGACGGCGATCGGAGGACTCTCCGTCGTCCAGGGAGCGCGCTCCGACCTCCTCCGTGCGGCGTCATGGGTCCTCGCGGCCGCGCATCGGCCGCGCCGCACGCCGTCGATTCACTAGCTAGAGGACGTGAATCGTCAGGAGGACCGCACAAACGGCCGTGACGAGATTCGCGATCATGTTCACGACAGAGACGTTCACGGGAGCTCGCGCTAGTCGACTCTCGACCGGGTGTCAATAGTGTCGTACGATGTCCGTCCGATGGAGGACACATCGCGAGACGCAAACCTCGACGAGCGGTCGCTCCGTCCGCTCGACGACGACGACACGCCGAACCCGAATCCTCCCGGCGTCCCTCCGGCGTCGGTCGCGAAACCCGACTACACGCCGGGAGACCCGAACGGGCTCGTGATCGAGGAGGGTCCTCCCGCTCCTCCGTGGCCGCGCTCGCTCCTCCACGCGTCACCTTGGGACGGCTGGCCGTCCGACTGGAGCCTCCCGACCCTCGGCCGCGCGGCAGAGAATCTGACCGACGTCGCGTGGAGCGCGCTCGACCTCAATAGCTCCGTATTCGCGTCGATGCCGCCCTATCTCGTCGGCGCCGCTCCGTCCCTCCCGGACGACTGGCTCGATAATCCCGACCCGTCGCTCTATGACTCATGGTCGGATTTCGCGGACTCGCTCATGTGGGACTACCAACTAGGCGAGGCTTTCGTCGTCGCGACCGCGCGCTACGCGAACGGGTGGCCGGCCAGATTCCATGTCGTCCCACCCTGGACCGTGAACGTCGAGCTCGACGGAGGGTCCCGGCGCTATTCGATCGGGAACCTCGACGTCCCGTCCGAGGACATGCTCCACATTCGCTACCGGTCGACGGTCGCCGACGCCCGCGGCGTCGGACCGCTCGACGCCGGACAGACCCGACTCCTCGCGGCGCGGGTCCTCCTCCGGTATCTGACGCAATTCGTAGCCGGAGGAGCGGTCCCGTCGTCGGTCCTCGAATCCGCGGAGGACGTGACGGCCGCGCAGGCAAACGAGCTCCACGCGCAATGGATAAACGCGCGCATGTCGAAGCTCGGACTCCCGGCCGTCCTCGGCGGAGGCGTCACCTGGAAACCGACGCAGACCGACCCGCTCTCGTCCGCGCTCGCCGAGCTCGCCGGGTACACGGACGCGAAGCTCGCCGTCCTCCTCGGCGTCCCGCCGCTCCTCCTCGCGTTGCCATCGGGAGGAGATTCGATGGTTTACCGAAACGCGGAAGGCATCTACGACTATCACTGGCGCGGAGGACTACGACCTCGGGTGTCGCGGATTATGGCCGCGCTCTCCGGGTGGCTCCTCCCGCGCGGGACGGCGATCGAGGTCAATCGCGACGAGTACGTGAGGCCGGGACCGCTGGAGCGCGCGCAGACGGCCGAGATTCACCACCGCATCGGGTCCCTCACGACCGAGGAGATTCGAGAGTCGGAGCGATACGGGACCGCATCCCGCACCAGCGGGACCGATCTGTCAGGAGTCCTAAAGTGACCGACGTCGAGCTCGAATATCGGACCGCGGTCGCCGTCGAGGTTCGTCATCCCGAACGGATCGTCGACGTGATCGCCGTCCCGTACGACGAGGAGACCGAGGTCCTCCATCGCGGCCGATGGGTCCGGGAGACCGTCGCTCCCGGCGCGTTCGCGGGCGTGACGGGTGACGTCACCGTGAATCGAGCTCACGACACGGAGCGTCCTCTCGGCCGGGTCGTCAGGTTCCACCCTGGAGACGTCCGCGGGTTACGGACCGAGGTCCGCATCTCTAAGACAACGGAGGGAGACGACGTCCTCGCGCTCGCCGAGGACGGACTCCTCTCGGCGTCGGTCGGGTTCGCGCCGCTCCCGGGTGGAGAGGACTGGAGCCTCGACCGTCGGTCCCGACGGATCACGAAAGCGCGTCTCGGACATATCGCGCTCACGGGTGACCCTGCATATCTCGGAGCTCGGGTCCTCGCCGTCCGCTCCTCCGAGCTCGGGACTCCGGTCGGGCCGCGTCCGTCGACGCCGATCCTCGACCGCATCCTCCTGGAGCGTCGTCTAGAGGCCGTCGGTCTGACTCTCGACGCACCACCCGCGAACGCGTAGAGTCTCCCTCGAAGCGAGGACGCCTCCGAGGCCGAGCGGCACATAGCCGCCGGCGATTGGACGAAGCGACGCGACCGGCTCGACCCGATCCCGTTCGTCTGAATTGAGGAGGTCGCCGAATGTCGGCTACCGATGCCATGCTCGCTCGTCTCCAGTCGGAGCTAGAGGAGCGTCGTACGTTTATGGACGGTCTCGTCGAGGCCGCGCAGGACGCCGGACGCGACATGACGCCGGAGGAGTCGGAGCTCTACACGCGAGCTCGTGACCGTATGCGCGTCCTGTCCGGCCAGATGGAGCCGCTCGTCGAGGGTGCGCGTATCGCGCTCGAATCGGGTCGCCGGACCGAGGAGCTCCGTACCGCGTACGCGGGTGCGCGGAACCCGGTCGCGCAGGCCGTCGAATACCGGTCGGCTGGCGCGTACGTCGCCGACCTCTATCTCTCGCGTCTCGGCGACGCCGACGCGACGCAGCGTCAGGAGCTCTACCATCGCGTCGCCGCTCACCAGACGACCGCGGATAACCCGGGTCTCCTCCCGGAGTCGATCGTCTCGCCGCTCGTGAATTACATCCAG